TTCTCCCAAACCAAGGTATGCGAGAAGACCGGCAACATCCTTTCCACTCAAATGAGTCAGCGTCTCATCCAGTGGCTGCTTACCTGACAGCGCATTGTTAATGGTGGTGCTGAATTTCGGGTCATTGTTAATGGCCGCGGCAATTTCTTTCAGTGTGTCCAGCGTGGCTGGCGCGCCGTTAATCAGAGCGGTAATAGCAGCCTGTACAAACGCAGTGGTCGCAATCCGCGTGGTGTTATTTCCTGCATCAGGCGTCGGCGCTTTTGGTTCTCCGGTAAATGTCGGATTATGTTTCTGTGCATACTGGGTATGAGGATCCTGTGCGGCAATGTGGTTTCTCATCTGGTCATCCACATACAGCCTTAATTCCAGGACTTCATCATCCACGTATTTACGGGTCGCCAGTACCACCGACGGGTCGATTTTCAGCGTGATGGCTTCGGTATTCGTGACAACCAGAATCATGCGGATAGTCTGGGTACGACCACTGCCTTCCTGTAACTGCGGTTTGTACGTTTCCGGGCAGTTCGCCACCGCAATGAGTACGCCTTCATCATCATAAAGCCCAATCTCACGGATCCAGAATCCGCCCTCGTTCTCAGGGATGATTTGCTCCGCAATAATCTGGCTCTGGTTATTCGGGTCAACACTCAGAAGATTCAGCGGCGCGATGCGTTTCTGGTTAATCAGTTTTGTCTGTGCCGGGTCTGGTGTCGGCAAGACACCATTCGCATCACCAACGGCCATTTGCGTCAGATTCAGCTTACTGCCGAGCATCGTCGCGTTAGCCAGCCGTGCTGCGCCCTGATTAGTCAGAATGGCGTAGTATTTCACTGTCATGCGTTTACTCTCAGGTTATCAATTAAATGAATGGCCGAGGCCGGGAAATAATCCCCTCCGACAATAATGGCCTCCGGGGTGTAGGGATAAACCGTCAGGGCGTCGCCGTGATAGCATCCCGCACCGGCAAAAATGTTGCCGGTTGTACTTAAACTGATAGCCAGTCCCGTCAGATGGCGGCTTGCCGGTTTTGCATCAGCAACGAGGCGCTCCAGCTCCTGATACATTTCCTCGGTAATACCCTGCTCAAGCACGCCAACAACGATACGGAACGTCCCCGGCTCCTCATTGAGTTGCCACCACTCCCTCACCTCAATCAGATAGCCGAGCGGCTCCACCACACGCCGGATTGCGCCTATAGTGCCCTTATGGCAGTGAATGAAATACGCATCGCGGATAACTGCGCGTTTTGTCGCTTCCGGCCACTTATCATCCCAGCGGTCAACCGAAAATGACCACGCCAGCCACGGCAGCAGATTTGCCGGGCAGGTGTCCGGGTTCCACAGCTCACGAATACTGACCGGCGTTTTTTCAATTTCCGCACAGGCTTTTGCGGCGGCAACTTCAAGCGGTGATGAGCCTGTCGGCAGCAGTCGCGAATCACTCATCCGAGCCTCCGGTCACGACGCTGTATTCGGTGCAGAAAGACGCCTGCGTACTGTTGAGCACAATGTCGGCCAGCGGTGCAGCCAGCTCGACACGCTGCACGCCTTCCACATGCAAAGCGGCATAAATGGCAGACAGACGGATGTCGCGCCCCAGCCGGTGCTGTGCCGTGATATACGCTTCCAGTTTTTTCACGGCGGCAGCGCGGATGGGTTCGCTTTCGGGACCAGGGTAAAGGTAAAGCGTGGCGTTTATCTGGTATTCAACAATGGCGGCAGACTGCACGGTCACGCGGTCGGCCACCGGCCTGACGTCCTCGCCATTAAGGGCGTTACGCACCGCCGCCAGCAGGTCTTCGGATGCCACACCGTTATTTTCACGTGACAGCACAGAGATGGTAACGCAGGCCGGAGACGGACTGGTGACAGAGATATCCGCGACACGCCCGTCGGCACTGCGACCATGATACTGATAGGCTCCCACCGACCCGGCGACGCTTAAACCTTCAAACGCCTGCTGAATACGCAGACGATAATCGGTGTCAGACTCCATCACTGCCGGTGTCGGCGGGATGGTCGAATCATCTGCCGGGGTGATAATCAGGCGTGTGGTGTTGTAATTGGCACCAATCACATCAAGGTCATTACCGGCTGCACAGGCCAGCATCACCGCCCGTGCAGCCTCATTCACACGCTGACGCCAGATAAGCTCACGATAAGCATTTTCCTCCAGCAGTTTGACGAGAGGCTCAGATTCCAGTGTCAGGGTACGGGCGACCGCCTCCTGCTGGTCTTCCGGGTAAAGGGAAATCAGTGTCGCCTTGCGTTCGGCAAGAATGGTTTCAAAGTCCAGCTCCTCGACCACATCCGGTGCGGGTAGCTGGTTCAGGTCGATAATCGGCATGGTTTCAACTCACAGGGATGGTTAACGAAAGTGGCTGGCCGGTGTCGTTGTGCTGGCCGGTTAACGTGACCGTCATTCGCCCGTCAAAACTGCGCGCCGTGGTGACGGATGACAGGGTGACGCGGGGTTCCCATTTCAGCACTGCCATGTAACAGGCGACTTTAATCTGCAACTCAAGCGCCGGGGTCTGCGGCTGGTCAATCATTGACGCCAGCAACGAGCCGTAATCACGACGCATCACCCGTGAGCCGACCGGTGTGCGCAGGATATCGCCGATACTCTGGCTGATATGCTCAAGGTCAGTGACAGTCAGGCCATCACTGCGATTCATTCCGAGATAACGCGCTGTCATAGAGGACTCCCGGTTTTGCCGCCGCTGTCGCCGGGGTGTTTATGGGTATGCAGTACTTTACCGTTTGATGAAAGTTCACCGCCGGTGTGTTCAATGTTACCGCGCATCGTCCCGCCCTTCTGCACTTCCAGCGTGCCGGTAATCAGCCTGTTGGTGCAGACCACCTCCGGTGTGTCCAGGGTGACGCGGGTTGATGCTTTCACCATGACCACCGGCACCGTGGCAGTAACAGAATCAGAGGCCGTCACGCTGGCCGTTTTAATTCCGCTTACCGTAAGTGCACTGGTTTCGGGTTCATACTCAATCACCGCCCCGTCAGGGAAACGGATATGCAGGGCATCCGCCGACGCAGACGGCGCGGGGTTATCGCCGGAATAAATCCCCGGCAGAACGAACGCAGTGTCGAGTTCACCGCCCACGGCCAGAATCAGCACCTGTTCCCCCACGGAAGGTGCCCACCATGTGCGCGAACGACCGGCACGACAGGTCAGCCACTGAAGCCAGTCGGTGCACATGCCACCGGTCTGCACACGGCAGCGACCGGCTTTAAGGTTGGTTTCGACGACAAGGCCGGTGCGAATCATGTTGCGCAGTGCGCGCGCGAGTTCCTGGATATTTGCGAGAGTGTTCATAACGGGAAGGATGCCGCCAAGAAAGCAGCACGGCAAACCTCCCATTATGTACTATAGCTGACACAACAGCATATTTTGTGTGTTATTCCTCATTCTCTTTTCCATTTAAGAGCATTCTTTTTTCACATATTTTTTCAACAAGCAAGTTTGCAAATGTATCTAGCTGTGCGTATATATCCTCACTAGGATTTATGGTAAAACCTCCAATGCCATTGGCAGTATCAAACATGCCAACAGGTGCATCACTATATCTTAAAGGAATAACACACCCATCACCAAATCTATCCCTAAATGTATCACCTTCAAATTTGCACCATATTCTAGTTGGATAATCCCTACTCAAAAACGGAATTACAAAAACAGACTCACTCCTATAAATTGGAGCAAGATATTGTTCTACATCTTCAGAAAGTATTCTGGCCTGCTCATTGAAATCATAAAAAACAGATAACTCATTCTCAATCAGCTTTTGATTTAAATATTCCGCATGATTTCTATTAGCTCCAGCAAATGATAAAGCAAAGTCATATTTCGACTTAAACTCAAATGATGTGAAACCTATCTTCTCCGCAAGCTTGCTCCATAACAAATTCTTTATATAATAATAAAACTTGGGATCTTCGATTGAAATCTCCGTAGTTTCATCATTATAATGAATAACATCCGAAAAATCAGGATTGCTCTCATAATGCGTTTTTAAATGGCCTCGCGTCAGAATTTGCCCAACGCTATTACGATGATTAGGATTGTTAATTAAATAACTTGTCAAATTTAAAGAACGCTCATCTTCTTTAGATAACCAATATAAAACGTGGAGATATGGAGCTCTACTACCCTTTTTAACCCGCTGGCCTTTCACAAAGCGAACGACTATATCATTGAATCTATAGCTAAGATCCTGAATCACTGTTTCTTTAAGTGATTCATAGCTAATATTTGTTTCCCGAGGAGATTCTAACTCTTCTGTGATATCAGCCTGTAAACAAGCATTATAAGCCAACATTTGCGCCAGATGAAATGCCCCATCCGAGTCCTTTACAATATCTTCTTTTACATTTAGTTTGAAATTAAGCGCATTCTCACCTTTTTCTAGCAACTCCCTGACCTTATATTCCGGATTGGACTCAAATTTAACAATGGAGATTCGATTTAGTAAATCCGGTGATAAATCAATCAGTGATTTGCCTGTTTTATTTATACCTATAATAATCAACTTAGAATCTAAGGGTTGTTCATCCGCTAAATTTTTCAGCAAGTCAGATATTTTATGCTTCAACTCATCATCTAACTTATGAAAATCATCAATAATCACCCCACCGAAACCACTCGTTGTTATTATATTTTCAATCTGGGCTTTATCTTCCTTTTTCCTTCCAGACAATACTTTAAACTCTTTAATTATCCGACTACTGGTCTCGAATTTTAACTTTTCAATAACCTGTCTTACGCAAGTCGTCTTCCCTATACCTGATGGCCCTTCAATAATTACCCCTCTTCCCGCTGTTCTTATCGACACATAGAGGTGTTTATACTCGTTAGGTTCAACAAAAGTAATTGTCGGGATACCCGAAAGTTTAAAGACATCTTCTAAATACACTGGTTCGCGCATATATTCCCTTTAAGATTAGTGTAAAAAGATGATCTATAATATTTTTTTTCGCTATTTTCAAGTCAACAAGCGATTGCCCCCCTAATGATTTCACCAATGATGATTAACTATGTTTTTATTCTAGATGGTTAGAGATAATCCCTTCAATCATCTGCACATCCTCACCGGTAAAGCCGAGCAGAGGACGCGCCGGATAATCAATTTTCTTACCGTCTTTCCGGTTTTCTTCCGACAGACCGAACTGATGCACACTGGCGATTTTCGGTGACTTTCCGCCGTAAAACTCCATTGATGCCTGTTCCGGGCTGGCGCGGATATGCAAAAAACGACTGGTGATAAGTTTCGCAAACATTTTTCGTTTAACGCGACCAGTCTTTTTTCTGGCGCTCTGCTGCTGGCGTGGTGCGTAGGGTGTGCCGTCCGGGGCTTTCTGTGCCATCACCCGACGCTGCTGACTCTGACGCAGACGTTTCGCCAGTTCGGCACTCAGTCGCCGACGCCCTGACGGTGACAGCGACTCAATCAGTCCGGTCAGCCGGTCTTCAAAACGCTTAAACTCATTCATCCCACTTGCTCACCAGTTCGCCATTGATATACAGCTCCATCGGGCGGGTGACCGGCTCCGGCGGCGGGGGTTCAGGGATATTCTTCACATGCAGCGCGCCGTCCACCTCACTGACCAGCGTGCGCTCGGTCAGCATCAGGCTGATGCTTATATCAAAGCTGCTGTCATTGTTGATGTCTGCATAAAACGTGAAGCCCTTTTTCTGGCCTTCGTCGGTGGTCATGATGTCAGGCTGATTTTCCCGCAGCCACGCCAGCACCGGCACGATGAGCAGGTCAAAATCACCGGTAAAGTCGGTCACAATCACATTGAGCGTGTAACGCTTTTCGAACGACAGCGACGTCGCCAGTGTGGAGGCAATACTCCCGTTATCCACGAATATCCGCAGCATATCGGGGTTAGTTTTCAGCACCGTGACGGCATCAGTCAACGCCCTGCGCAGGCTGTCGGGTTTGAGCATCGTTTTCGTCCTGACAGTGTTTAATCATTTTTACCTGGCTGGCACAGCGTGCCAGCGCGTTCTCAAGCTGCCTGATATCAGCACTTAAATCGCCGTTCGTCTGCGGGTCACTGCCCGGCATCGGGCAAAGACTCACTTTCGGGCAGGCGTTGGCGACAATCACTGGCGTCGGTGCAGGCCGGACGCTGGTGCAACCGGCGCACAGCATCAGGCAGGTCAGCACCGTACCAGCGGCGAAAATCTTCGTTTTCATTCAGTAACCTCGTGATGGTTTTCTCGCGCTGTGCTTCACGCTTCGCCGCGTTCTCCAGTTCCTGACGCAGTGCCACCTGCGCCAGCTCGTTTTTGTCTGCTCTGGTGAGGGCAACATGAAGCTGATTTTTCAGCATGGTGATGGTCGTCTGCTGCCCGCTGGCGACGTTGTTCGCCCTGTCCAGCGAGGTGCGCAGGCTGGCGTTTTCATGCTTCGCCAGAAACAGACCGGCCACCGCCAGTGATAACAACACAACCAGCACAATCATCAGCTTTGACATGGTTCCCACCCCTCAAAACGCTGACGACAGGCCGTGCGTATCAACCGGAAGAACACCGACGCCACGAGGTAAATCAGCGCGGTAAAAATCCACCCGGCAGCGACCAGCGAGATAAACGTCGCCACCATCACCACCAGAGCCGCCGCCCGTCTGCGCCACGGCACCGGCTGCAAAAACAGCGACGCGACAATCTTCACGGCCAGCGATTCCGGCGGCAGCTCCCGCCCGTAGCGTTCCAGCACATACTCAGTGGCATACACGCCGACACCACCGGCAACCACACAGATAACCGTCGCCAGAATCGCCCAGGCGGCGACAAAACTGACGGCCACGCTCTGCGGGTAAATCAGGGACAGTGCCAGCATCAGCGCCAGCGACACGTTCAGCATCAGTGAAAGGGATAATTTCTTCATGGTGTTTACTCCGTTTAAGCCGGTACGCCGCCAGCGGTACGCCAGACGGTGACCAGTTTTTCCAGTGAATGCTCACGCTGACCGTAACCGGCACCCGGCAGGGACGCCCAGATATTGCGACAGCGTGAAATGGCGCGCTCAATGCGTCCCGCCCGGATGTCATCCAGTGCACCGCGTTCGCGGATCAACTGAATGGCGAGCCTGTCCTGTGACAACGGACTGAAATCCGGCAGGGCAAGCTGTTTGCGATAGTGCGGCCAGAACAGGTAAAGCTGCTGATAGCGACCGGAGGCCGTGGATTTTTCACCGCGACGGTTAAACACCTTCGCTGGTCGGCCATGTGCGAACGGGTGGTCACTGTAGTCGGTGAAAATTTCCGGCTTTCCGTCCAGTCCGGTGACTATCACGTCATAGCCCCGGTTTTTCGTCAGCGGATGATTCGCCGTCCCTTCGGACACGGCCAGCATGTCGAGAAAGGCGGCGATATTCTGATGCGTGTTAATTACCGGCATTACGGTTTCCCCCTGCCCTTAAAACGGCGCTGAATGGCAATCTCAATCACCTGATAGCCGGCGATGCCCAGCATGGAGCCGATGCCGCACACCGCAGGCAGTGACAGGTCAGGAAACTGCACCAGAACAACACCGGCAACCATCGAGACAAAACCACCGAGCAACATGCGCCCGATAAACAGACGCGGGGTGATGGGTTCACCACCGGCAAGCACCTTGCCGACAACAATCAGCACCCCAATCATGAAAAGCGACAGGACGCTTTTTTCTTCTGCTGTCATGCGTTACTCCCACAGATTGACAGTTTCAGCCACGGGCGCGGTCTGAACGTCGGGCAGTTCGACGGCGGTGCCGTGCGGCAGCACCGCACCCAGTTCAGCCAGTCCCGCATTTGCGGCGAGCACGGCCTCGACCACGCCCTCAGTGCGCCCGTAATACCGGACACAGATGGCGTCGAGCGTGTCGCCCTGTAGCGCAAAGGTCTTCATCAGATTTGACTCACGATGCAGCGCGGCTTGTCCTGGATACGCGCCACCGCCCAGCGCATATCCCGCCACAGTTCATCAATGGTGCTGTCAATGCTGTCAGCCTTCTTGTCGCCTTTCGCACTGGCATCCACGCCGCGGTAACGCTCATAAAGCGACGCGGTAGCCATCGCGCACACGGCGCGCTCGTAGTAAAAAACCCTGATGCTTTCACCGTCGATGTCGTCCGCCGGAACGTCCGCCAGACGCGTAAAACCGGCAGCAATTTTCTGTTCGCGGTACTCGTACAGCTCCGCATTCGTTTCAGCCATGCCTGACTTGATGGCCTCACGCAGACGGGCGGGGGCGACGGTCTGCTCAAGGCGCATACGTTCCCTGACGCGCTTCGGGTCGATATCGGGAAAAAAGAACGTGTTTTTAATCACCGGCTCGTCGCCTGCCGGTTGCGGGATGACCACCGTACCCTCACCGGACACGGGAGCCTCCTTTCGCGGAATAATCAGCGTCATCATGACTACCTCTGAAAAGTCGGGCGGTGGACGCCGGTGCAGTGTCAGGTGATTCACCGTCACTGACCGGCGTGCCGCCCTGGCGCGGGGCGCATTCGGTTGTTAACTGGCTTTCTTTTTCGGGCGTCCACGTTTTGCCGGTGTCACGCTCCGGGTCTTACGCGGGGCGCGGGTGGCCGCTTTGGGCTGCGGCTCCGGCTTCGGTTTCAGCTCCCGCTCCAGTCGTTCAATCTCTTTTTTGACGCCTGCCTGACAGTCGAGCTGTGTCGCACGTTGCAGGTGTGCCAGCGCCCCTGCGGCATCACCAGCGTCACGCAGAAACAGACCGGTGATTTTGTGCAGCTTTGCGCGCACTTCATCAGGCATGTCAGCCGTGGCGGTCAGTTCAAGGGTGTCCGTCAGCAGGCGGGGATCCACAGACTCACCGGCAGCGTGAGCACGCATGGCCGCAAGCGCCACCTCCTCGGTGAACATGTACGGCGGGGTGCGGCGGTGTTTACCCGGCATGGTCAGACCGTACTTCAGGGCATAACGGGCAATCTCCAGCGCACCGGCAATATCGCCGGTATCCAGACGCCACAGCATGACCGTCATCAGAATGTCATCCTGTGCACCTTTGCCCTGCTCCAGCACGCCGTTCACCCACGGCAACCAGAACGGCAGCAGTTCGCGTTTTTTCGCGGCCTTCAGCTCTTTTGAATAAATCGCTTTCAGTGTGCGCTGGTCTGCGGCCAGCTTGACCAGCATCTGCTCATAGACAGTTGCATGTCGCAGCGGGGCGGCTTCCCGCTGCGCGGTCATCGCTGCCGAGACCCGCATCATGTGGCGCTGTGCGGGACTCGTCATCGGTTACGCTCCCGGCTCTGCGGTCGCCTTAGCCGGTGTGGAGAAATCACCGACCTTAATTTTTTCCACCAGACAACCGGCGGCGTAGTCTTCCACCACGTAATCAATGTTCATTGACTCGTAGTTCTCCACGCGGTCGAGTTTCGGGTTTTCCTCAATCACGCGGCGATGGCTGTCATCCATGTAGTAGATGGACAGGTTTTCCAGCTTCGTGATGAGCATCGCATCCGCCGGGAAGTACGGGACGCGTACCGCTGGTAGGTTACCGATGCGTTTCTGGCTGATGATGACGTCAGCGGCCAGCATTTCGCTGTTGTCCTGCTCCTTGTTGACGATGGGAAAATACTTGTCCGCCAGTAGCTGACGTCCCACAATCACCACAAGGTCAGGGTCTTCCTGATACCACGGTTCAATCAGGTTGTTGGTCGCATCCATCACCAGTGCATCAAGGCTGGCATAATCACCGCCCTTACCCACGCGGATGACCTCAGAGGTGGTGCGGCCTTCCTCGTCAGTGACCTTGCTCATCACGCGCGCCGGGGCTTCATTGCGGTATTTCTGCAGCCAGCCGACTGCCACATCCTGCAACATCGGATTACTGTTGCGGTCAGAGGTTTCGGCACGCCTCACGCCGTTAAAACCGGCCATGATTAAATCAAGGGACTGGCGTTTGATAATGGCGTTACGGACACGGAGCTGGAAATCCTGATAACGCGCCCACAGGTCCAGCGTTTTGTAGCGGATATAAAAATCGAAGTTAATCTGGTCGCATTCGTACTTGTTTGACGCCAGCTTCGAGAAGTCCTTCGGCTGACGCTCGGTGCCACCGGCGGTGTCGGTGGTGCTGGCGATGGAGCCGGTGACACCGATGCCAATTTTTTCCCCTTTCATTTCACTGACCGGCACAATGTTGATGCGGGTCAGAAAGTCAGAGGACTCCTGCATGGTGTTCATCAGGGTCTGGGTGACCGACGGTTCAACGGTGAATTTTTTCGACACATCACCGGCGTCGATGCCGTTCAGTTCGGCAACACGGGACAGGTAGGCATTAAATTTAAAGCGGGTTTCCTGGCGCATAGTTTTTCCTGAAATTAAGGGTTAATCGTGAAGGTTTTCCCGGACTGACTGACGCCGGTCAGCAGTTCGTCATCAGGGCGTCACCGCCACCACCGGTGGCCTTGCTGCGGCGCTGCTGGGTCAGACTTTCGGTGTGGTCGAGACTGTTTTTCAGGCGGGTGAATGCCTGGCTGGTTTCATCCGCCCTGTCAGTCACATCCTGCTTAAGTGCGGAAAAAGCGGTTTCCATCTCAGCGAGGCGCTGCTCAGTGGCGCTCAGTTTTTCCTGCACATGTTCAGCAACAGCGGTCACCGCTTCATGCACGTCATTCAGACGGGCGTCATCGCTGGCCTGTTTGCGGCCAAAAATGGACTTCACCTTTTCGGTCAGGGCGGTGAACACGGTTTCAGGCAGGTCTTCAAATTCCAGCTCAACGGGCGTTGCCACTGAAATCAGGTTTTCAGGGCTTAATTTGAAGCGGTTCAGGGGGTTGTGTTTTGCCGTGCGGCAGAATTCCAGGTATTCCGTGCCGAGGCTTGCCGGGTCATCGGTGACGGCCAGACCCACCAGATAACATTTGCCGGTGTTGGCAAAGTTCGGCTGAATTTCCATTGAGGTGTAGACCTTCTGCGCGGCCTTGTTCATCGCGATAAGGTCATCGGTCGGGGTGATTTTCGCAAACAGCGCCCATTTGCCTTTCAGCGCCGAATCATCGTCAATCTTTTCGGCCTTCAGTTCGGCCACATCGCCATAACGCTTAAAAATACCGTCAGGCAGGATGCCGCGCAGATGTTCCAGGTTAATGCGGCAACCATAGACACGCGGATCAAAGGTTTCGGCCATTTCCTGAATATCCTGCGCACTGATGACACGCCCGTCACAGGTGTCACCCTCAACGCCGATACGAAAGAATTTTGAGACTTTTTTTGCCATTGTCAGGAGTCCTGAATAGTGATTAGAGGAGTCACATGTCGGCATCAGTTTCCCGACGATGCGCATCCTCCGCCATCAGTCCCGGATGGCTTATCACTGACACAACAGCACCTTAGCGAATCGCGGGGCGCGACTCAGTAGCCTTGCCGTGTATTCATCACGGCGAGGTATTCATGACCATCACCACAGACACCACTCTTTTACACGATCCGCGTCGTCAGGCGGCGCTGCTGTACTGGCAGGGGTTTTCCGTGCCGCAGATTGCCGCCATGTTGCAGATGAAACGCCCGACGGTGCAGAGCTGGAAACAGCGCGACGGCTGGGACAGCGTTGCCCCCATCAGCCGTGTCGAAATGAGTCTGGAAGCGCGGCTGACCCAGCTCATCATCAAACCGCAGAAAACCGGCGGTGACTTCAAGGAAATTGACCTGCTCGGACGCCAGATTGAACGGCTGGCACGGGTCAACCGTTACAGCCAGACCGGCAACGAGGCAGACCTTAATCCGAACGTCGCTAACCGCAACAAAGGCGGGCGTCGCAAACCGAAAAAGAATTTTTTCAGTGACGAGGCCATCGAAAAGCTGGAGCAGATTTTCTTTGAGCAGTCTTTCGACTATCAGTTGCACTGGTATCGCGCCGGGCTTGAGCACCGCATCCGCGATATCCTGAAATCCCGCCAGATTGGCGCGACGTTTTATTTTTCCCGCGAGGCGCTGCTGCGCGCCCTGAAAACCGGCCATAACCAGATTTTTCTGTCGGCCAGTAAAACGCAGGCGTATGTGTTCCGCGAATACATCATTGCCTTTGCCCGGCTGGTTGACGTTGACCTGACCGGTGACCCGATTGTCCTGGACAATAACGGTGCAAAACTGATTTTTCTCGGCACCAACTCCAACACCGCACAGAGCCATAACGGCGACCTGTACGTCGACGAGATTTTCTGGATCCCGAATTTTCAGGTACTGCGTAAGGTAGCATCAGGTATGGCCTCACAGAGTCACCTGCGCTCGACCTATTTCTCCACCCCGTCCACGCTGGCGCACGACGCCTACCCGTTCTGGTCAGGTGAACTGTTCAACCGGGGACGCGCCAGCGCCGCCGAACGCGTGGAAATCGACGTCAGTCATAACGCCCTTGCCGGTGGTCTTCTCTGTGCGGACGGCCAGTGGCGGCAGATTGTCACCATTGAGGATGCCCTGAAAGGTGGCTGCACACTGTTCGACATTGAGCAGCTCAAACGTGAAAACAGCGCCGACGATTTTAAAAACCTGTTCATGTGTGAATTTGTTGACGACAAGGCGTCGGTGTTCCCGTTCGAGGAGCTGCAACGCTGCATGGTCGACACGCTGGAAGAATGGGAAGACTATGCGCCGTTTGCCGCCAATCCGTTCGGCTCACGTCCGGTATGGATTGGTTACGACCCGTCACACCGTGGCGACAGTGCCGGATGCGTGGTGCTGGCACCGCCGGTGGTGGCCGGTGGCAAATTCAGAATACTTGAGCGTCACCAGTGGAAAGGCATGGACTTTGCCACCCAGGCTGAATCCATCCGCAAACTCACCGAAAAATACAACGTCGAATACATCGGAATTGATGCCACCGGCCTCGGTGTCGGCGTGTTCCAGCTCGTTCGCTCGTTCTATCCCGCCGCGCGCGATATCCGCTACACGCCGGAAATGAAAACCGCAATGGTGCTCAAGGCAAAAGACGTTATTCGCCGTGGCTGTCTGGAATATGACGTCAGCGCCACCGACATCACCAGCTCGTTTATGGCTATCCGCAAGACCATGACCAGCAGCGGACGCAGCGCCACCTATGAGGCCAGCCGCAGCGAGGAAGCCAGCCACGCCGACCTCGCCTGGGCGACCATGCACGCCCTGTTAAATGAGCCACTCACCGCCGGTATCAGCACCCCGCTGACATCCACCATTCTGGAGTTTTACTGATGAGCAAGAAAAAAGGGAAAACACCGCAACCTGCGGCAAAAAAAATGACCGCCAGCGCCCCGAAAATGGAGGCATTCACCTTTGGTGAACCGGTGCCGGTACTCGACCGCCGTGACATTCTGGATTACGTCGAGTGCATCAGTAACGGCAGATGGTATGAGCCACCGGTCAGCTTTACCGGTCTGGCAAAAAGCCTGCGTGCTGCCGTACATCACAGCTCACCGATTTACGTCAAACGTAATATTCTGGCTTCAACGTTTATTCCGCACCCGTGGCTTTCCCAGCAGGATTTCAGCCGCTTTGTGCTGGATTTTCTGGTGTTCGGTAATGCGTTTCTGGAAAAGCGTTACAGCACCACCGGTAAGGTCATCAGACTGGAAACCTCACCGGCAAAATATACCCGCCGTGGTGTGGAAGAGGATGTTTACTGGTGGGTGCCGTCCTTCAACGAGCCGACAGCCTTCACGCCCGGCTCCGTGTTTCACCTGCTGGAGCCGGATATTAATCAGGAGTTGTACGGCCTGCCGGAATATCTCAGCGCCCTTAATTCTGCCTGGCTGAATGAGTCGGCCACGCTGTTCCGCCGAAAGTATTACGAAAATGGCGCTCATGCCGGATACATCATGTACGTCACCGATGCCGTGCAGGATCGCAACGATATCGAAATGCTTCGCGAAAACATGGTTAAGTCGAAAGGCCGCAACAACTTTAAAAATCTGTTTCTCTATGCCCCACAGGGGAAAGCCGACGGCATCAAAATTATCCCGCTCAGTGAAGTGGCAACGAAGGACGATTTTTTTAATATCAAAAAAGCCAGCGCCGCAGACCTGCTGGACGCACACCGCGTCCCCTTTCAGTTGATGGGCGGCAAGCCGGAGAATGTCGGGTCACTGGGTGATATTGAGAAAGTGGCAAAAGTATTCGTGCGAAATGAACTTACTCCACTCCAAAACCGGCTCAGTGAGGTCAATCATTGGGTAGGAGAATCAGTAATATGTTTTAAAAATTACAAACTTAGCGATGAGGATTATTAGCCTATAAAAAAGGCCGCAGAGCGGCCTTTTTTATTATACCTTTGTAATATGCTTTAATATTTCAATCACTTTAGCAACATATGATTGACTTACGCCGCCATCTCCTTCATATTCAGATATTTTATTTAAAGACTGTTTACATGCTTCCATATATTTAACTTTATTACTCTTCGATAGCTTATTGTAATTTGACAAATGAAAATCTTTATATCTCGAAAACTGCCTCAGAGAGTAAATATCCACATCCAAATTACTAAGAAGGTTGTTTGCCTTTTCGAAATTAGAGAATACAATATTACCATCTGGTATCTTTTCGCTTGAAAGCAAATATATTTTTGCTTGCTGGGTATCAATATTGTTCGTGTGATATTTTGCTCGCTTTTCAGCTAACGCATATGCCTGGTCAATATACTGTTGTGCTTTTGGGTAATTTTTGTAAGCAATAAAACACATTGCGTATTGCAACCAGAAGTGTGGGTTTGAATTTAGCCATGGAACTTCAATTTTTAACTTTTCATAATATCGTTGTAGCGTTGATATTTTCATACTTTCAGGAAGCAGCTGCTCAACAAAAGAAAACCTGAGCATAGCTTTAAATATTCTATCCTGTTCATAATCCTTAGAGTTTAATTGATTAAACCTTGATGCAATAGTAAGCATTCGCTCTATAATAACAGTAGGAGTGAAATTATTTTTTATTAGATGTATGCAAAATAAACTAGACCCGTTAATGATCCTACCGCCATGGAAATTAAATATTGCCTTAAACGCACTGTTATTAGTAAAATCCGGATCATAAATCAAATCATTGCCTGCAAGATCAGATATAATCCCTCGATTCGTTTCAATGCCAAGTATTTGACAAAGACAAATTGAAATAATTGTGTTTTCATGACTCTTACTCTTTTTAATCCCGGTAATTAAATCACTTATCTTATTTTTTATTTGCGGCGACTCCAAAAGAGTAAGCAATGCAATTGAGAATTGACTGTTATTCTCATTAGCTAAATATCTTACCTTTTGCTCTACACTAAGCCCTGCATTATCTCCCCAAAGACCTAAGTTATCTATTATTTTTGAAAAATCTTTTAACTCTACCTCATCTAACATATCAATATTTATTTCAGAATATTTGAATTTTATGCGCTCCAAATCATCTCTGTGATATTCATGATCTGCAACACGGGCAGTAGCAAGTATTAGTACATTTTCGTAAGCAGCTCTGCCCACATGTTCCATTAATTCAAGATTCTTCTCATACCCATCAAGTAATATGATATTTTTCATGGATGATTGTGCTATATAGTCAATATCTGATATAAAATCACCATCTATATCGGCCACTGTATAAACATCATAACCACCGACGGATAAAACACTCCTTAGCTCTTTCAATAAGATGGTTTTTCCGTTTCCAAGCGCCGAATAAATAATTACATTTTTTGATTGTTCAATTAATGAAACAGCTTTATCAATTTCACTTCTTTTTACTAAAAACGGTACCTTAGTATTACCAAGTATAAAATTATCAATATGATGATCATCCAAATCACCATACATCAACATTTTTTCAACCTCTTCATCTCTAATAGAACTTGATTCATTGGTTATATCATGAAGAAAAAGTGACTGTAGCTTATACTCCTGCTCTTCTGATACTGAAGTAATATTATCTCTTATTCTATTGGCAAAACCACTCAAACCTATAGGCAAAACGGTACCGAATTTTTCTAGAGTAAATTCTAATTCGATATCAGGATTGAGACTAGTTACAAAAAATGTTTTTTCTTTTAATTGAGGTAAGGTAGAAAGGATTTTTTTTATTTCAATATCATACATTGAATAACCGATAAAAACGATCGCGCCACACCTATCTAAATCTCTTTTAAAATAATAGAACCATTCAGAGTCAGTAAAAGAGTCAGGGCTTGAATAAGATGAATCAGAAAGTTTGAATGAATCATCAAGCGTTTCAGTAGAAATATTATTAATTGAACCATTAAGATGAATACATAAATTCTTGCGCTTATAATATTCCTTTGTTTTATGCTCAAGATCTATAGTTTCGAATTTATTACCGGATGATTCAGCTGCGATCTCAAAACATCGGTCATAATTAGTTGTGTAACAACGTTTCCATGGTAGCGATGCGATTATATTTTGGTTCTCCGATGTTGTTTTTATAGAATAATTATAAATTAATAGTTCTATTAATTTTAATGACGAGTTTTTTGCTAAGTAATAATCAGAAGAAAAGCGTAGGTTATCATTTTTAGGTATTGAACAAAGACCACATAATATATGAGATAGCTCTATTGAAGAAGAAGGATTAGTATCATTAATATTCGTAGCTTCTTTAGAGAAACCCGCCCCCAAAAACAACATTGCCTTTCCAGAACAAATATTTGTAACTAGTTTAGCATAATCAATAGTTTGCTTGCTAATAATCAACTCTGTAAAATTAATATCCATTATAAAACCTATCATATAAATTAAGTGGGATTTCATAGTTAGTTCATTTCTGAACACAAAGCAAGTCAATAGCCATAATAAAATCTTTAACGCGCAGTGCTTTCCTCGCCTCGCCCGCCCGCTTCATGTGGCGGTTTTAATGCAGTTGCATAGATACTATGGATCCGCACCAGCTCTGACCGCGAGCAGCTGGAACGGGCATCCCCGACGCATGCAAAAACATTCACTTGTTGCATGCACGGCTTATTTAATGACAAATCAACTTAAGCGTCACCGCAGCTCCCACAAAAAAAACGTAACACCATGATTTTAGTGATATTTATGACTTTTTTAATTGCTTATTTAAGTCCGCCATATTGAAACCGTGCATTTTTTAGCCACCAATAACTTTAAAAAATTTACATTGCTTTCAATACCTTATCATCCGTAGTCCCTGCTTTTTACTTTGAGCTATATCAAAAAAAGCTCAAACATCCTTGATGCAAAACCAGTATTACACAACATAAAATGCAACCAGAAACAACGACATACTATATGTTGTGTTGTTCAGGTCCTCTGTTCGGTGATATGCCAGATCACTTTGCGTTTAAACAGAGCATTATTTCAGGGCAAGACTTCGCTCAATAGTCACTCCGCCTTAGAAGCGCATATATCGGCGGAAATTGCCCTCTGCTTACAGGAGGCGATATGAAGAAGTGCTATTACTGCATTCTCGTTCTGGCCCTCTTTGGCTATCCATATGGTAGTCCGAGTGGTTTGTCAGTAAACGTCAGTAATATCCATGTAAGTATTTTTCTTTAGTATGCTTCAAACAAAAAAACCACCTGCCAGGGTGGTTTTTTTGCGCCCGTCATCAATCCGATGAAAGACTAGCAAGACTTCGCTCGAGATGAATTATGCTTCGACATAAAGTCACTCGCAATGGTTTTATTAACCGAAATAGATGCTCTTTTATGACTCGAATCAAATAGCTGCCTTCAATTACATGCTAACGATTCAATACAATTTAGCCTTCTGATTCAACACGCTATTGCTCCTCATCTACCTTAGAGGTGTTTCGCATAATCCATTCAAAGACATATAAAATCACGCTGTATTTTTACTCAAATGGGTAACAAAAATCCCGGCCAATCATCAGCGATCTGATAAGTGAAAGGTTTCCCGTCATAATTTACGGTCGCGCCACGCGCCAGCGCCTCAAGCTCCCATCGTTGCGGCCTGATACCGTTCTGAGCGAGATCAACGCGGATACGGGTAATTTGCAATCGTTCCGACCGGGTCAGTCTGGCCGATGGTGCAATTTCATGCGGTTTTAACGGGCTTCCGTTTCTTTGCTGACGGTTTGGCGTTCTCCGGTCGTGTTTTAATGCGCCCCTGAGCGCCCTCACGACCTCCGGGTCATTCCATTCGATAACATCGTCATCAACCAGATTAAGCACTGCTGCGGCGTGCTCAGAAGGTGTGGGAGCCGGTAACGAAGTATCACCACCGGTGAGCTTTCCACAGTTATTGACAGGACTCCGAGGCGCGGCGATGCCGCTTTTTAAAGTCAAAGGCTCAACGACCGGAACTTTCGGCACAATGCGCCAGTCCGTCGTTCTGGTGATATGAATATGACGCGCGCCGAGATGCGGCGCGTAAATGCCGACCACTCTCTCGACTTCTTCCTCGTACTCGTTAACGTCATCCGACGGGCTACGGGCGACCCTGACAGTCTGACAATCGCGCGGGACATTTGCCCCGCCCTGCGCGCTGATATACAACGCAAAATCACCACTGTCTGCGGCGGCGCGTGCAGCCTCGACGCGTTCGTCAAACTCATCAGCAATGCTGACGCCGCGAGGCAATTTGCGTAGTTCACGGTAAGCCCCCATTGTCGGCAGGCCAACCGTTTTAAATTGCGGAATGCGCCACGTTGACGCCCATGCGGTAACAGCCGCGGCAGTGTCTTTCAGCGGCCTACCGGTATCATTATCGAGCTGACCATCCAGTGCATAGCCGTCGATGTTTTTTGAGATGTATTTCGCGATATATCCCGCAGCACCGCCCCGGTTAAGGTGTTTTGCCTGAAAACGGTTTCGCGCGGCTCCTCTTTCGTCGCCATCCTCTTTGAGCGCATAGCGACGCATGATTTCAATAATCTGGTTACGCTGGCGTGGATTACAAAAAAGCATCATATGCCAGTGCGGCGTTCCGTCGTGGTGTGGTTCAACAACACGCAAACCGTAGGCCTGTAAATCATTATCCTTGAATGCCGTGCGCATCAGGCTCCAGATACGGCAGAGATAACGCTGCGCATCCTTTGGATTAAATGCCTCATCATTCCAGCCGTGATTTAGCTGGACGGTTTTGCTTTCGCCTTTTCTGACCTGACGTGTTGGGTGATACTTTGACGGCGCGGTCAGCGTGATAAACATCCCCACATCACCCTCTGCGGCAGCGTAACGCTCAATACCGGCGATGGTGTTCATCAGCTCCATCCGGCGAATTTCTGGATTAGAAATACTGCCCATCACCTTACTGATAAGGTCGATGCGCTCGCCGGTTTCCCTGTTTTCAAGGTCACACGATTTAAGAAATTCCAGATTTGCCTGGCGGCGCGCACGCACATCACGAATGGCATGTTTACTGGCATAAGGAGAACGGTCTTTATTGACCTCCCCGACAGCAATCAGTAACGCCTCATGCCAGCGCATACGCTGGCCTTTAAGCTGATGAGTCCACCATTCATCGTTAAACAGACGGGCAATGGCAGAATATGCCTGCCTCGTGGTCATCTGCCCTTTACGGTATTTTTTCCAGTAGAGCGGGGAAATATTGAAAGCACGTGCAGCGCCAGCAACATGACCATACAGGTGAGCCTGCGCCTCATCCGTAAACAGCGATTCTTTCTCGCCATGCGCATCCACCCAGGCATCGCAGAGTTCCTCATACATTATGAAAAGCTGCGATGAGATACGGGCGGCAAACTTTTTCAGCTCCTTGTCATTCATCCCCGGCAGACGCGCATAGTGGTCACGCTCTGCCAGAAACAGCAACGACGCGTCGGTGTTCATTTCATGGCGCTGATTAACGCGCTCAATGCGCGGCCATAAACGACGCTGAAAAGTGGATGTGAGGAAATAAAACCCGTGCACCGGGCTTTTATTGCGCCGGATGTAGTCATAGCGTGAAGTAAACAGCGAGCGCAAAAAGTAAGGCAGGCGATTAATCGTGGATAAAACACCTTGCACCTGACGCATCTCGTCACGTGTAAGGGGTCTTTCGCGCCCGACAGCCTCGCGTGGCGCGTTCCATGCATAAGCACCGGTAAACGTCTTACCGGTGCCTGCGGCAAATGCTGACGGAGGGACAAAACGCCCGGAGGCTTTAACGGCCATATGAGCCAAAAGCCTCTGAACAACGCTTGCTGAGTTGCTCAACCTGCGCGTTTAAATCAGCAAAAGACTTTGCGCTTCCGGTCAGAATATCGTGATGCATCAGGCCGGAAACGAGCTGGCTTAATTTCGGGTAATAACCAACCACCGCCAGCCATTCCTGACCGGCGTTTTTACCGCTTTCCGCTCTCTTTTTCTCGTGGAGAATAAACTGAAAGCTGTCACTGGTAACGACATAACGTTCGCCAATTTCAATACGAATACTCATGCCGTTCTCCGGTAATGTTTGTTTTTTGCTTCAAAGACTGACTGGCAGGAAACACAACGCGTGGCTGACGGATAAGCCGCACGACGGGCAGCAGGTATTGGCGCGTCACACTCTTCGCAAACCAGCGCAGAAACACCGCAATGCTTTACCCTTGCCGCGTTAATCTGGCGCTCCAGTAATTCAGCCTGTTGTTCCTGAATAAAATCCACGTTGTCCGGCATTACCAGCTCCTTTTGTCGTTAAGTTTTTTAAATTCATCAGCGCAATAGCTGGCAATTTCTGTCGTTAATTTCGTCAGTTCGTCCACGGAGGAGATTTGCTTGTGAAATACAGCGCGTTTAACAAGTAAATTGACCACATCAGACAGGAGATTTAATTCGTTCTGATAAATCGCGATAACAGACTCAGTTATTTCGCGTTTTTCTTTATCAAGACCAAGTTGAATAAGAGATAAATCGCCATTTTTCATAACGGCGATTTTTAAGGCGTTATTCAGTAATACAACTGAACGAGAACAGGACATCAAAGCACCTCCCCGCGAGACAATCCGATATTGTGAAATTTTTCCGACTCCTGACTGAGCAGCTCGACTATCTCCACGCGGGATAACTCCGCCTTTGTGATGTGGCGAATCATGGCGTCAAGATGAGAAGAAAAGCGCGTCGCTGCGTCGGCCTGTGCTTCGGTTCTGGCCTGTTGCAGCAGTAATGCGTATTTACCGCACTGATTTTCAGAAACTGTATGCATGACTTTCTCCAGGCAAAAAGAAGCCCCGCACAATTAAGTGCGTTAAAAACTCTGGTTAATTACTTAATGCAGATATTGCTCTGGTTTTACCGACGTCAGAATTGTCGGTGCATACTCAAACAGACTGAATAATTCACGTAATGCACGGAATAAAGCATCACGCCAGTAACATGACTCTTCATTAATTCGCCAGTATGGCTGGTTGAATTCTTTTTCAGTCAATCCGGCATGCATAAATAAAGTACGACGCTGACTGACTGTTAAAAAACTAATATATGCATACTCACTTGCGCCAACCTGACGGCGTTTTGAGAATGCACCACGCAATTCATCAATTGCACATACCAGTCGTTCACGTTCGACGTCGTTCATTTCTTCAAAACGCATCGTTGCGTGACGCTGTTTTAACTGCGCATGAAAGCAAACCGTTAACCGTTCGCGCTCCATCATCTGATTATAATAATCACATGTATCCTGCCAGCGAGGAACGGCAAGATGCTTACCAATTATCCGGCGCATAGCTGCTGGCTGTTTTTCAACGAGATTGAGCGTCATCACTGTCATTTCCATACCCTCCGGCTTTTCAGAAAGGTCAGAGCCTTTTTTAACGGACTCTGTTTTTTGGTGCGGATAATGATTCCCTTACGCCCCTTACCGTGGGTGATGGTGAAGTCAATCGCCCTGGGGCTTTCGTTACGCAGTAACTGAGCAATACAACGAGGCTCATTCATACGGTTCTCCTTAACGTGGTTCACCGAGACCTAACCACATCAACCAGCCGTCACGAATCTCTTTAGGGCGGCTTTCATAAGCCAGTTTTAGTCCGTTATTCCATGCCGGAAGGTATACCCAATATTCACCTGCACGACCTGAAGCTGATTGTGGATCGGTCATATCAATTACAGGCAGCTTTCCTTTATCAATCATCCGACGAACCGCTCCTGTCGATTTTCCTATTAGTTTTGCGAACTCCTGATAAGGAATCGCATCAGTCATGAGTGTTACTTGCTTGCTCATGTCGTCCTCTAGCCCTCATGAATTGCGTTTAATGTCTTATAATGCCTTTTAGTGCCCACATCCAAGCACTAAACAATCTACATCTAAACTAAATACTATTGAGATCTAAACACCATGTCAAACACGATAAGCGAGAAGATAGTCTTAATGCGAAAATCAGAGTATTTGAGCAGACAACAACTTGCTGATTTAACAGGGGTTCCGTATGGCACGCTGAGTTACTATGAAAGTGGTCGTTCAACACCTCCAACAGATGTCATGATGAACATCCTGCAGACCCCACAATTCACCAAATACACTTTATGGTTCATGACCAATCAGATCGCTCCTGAGTCCGGGCAAATTGCGCCCGCTCTCGCACACTTTGGGCAAAACGAAACAACGTCGCCCCACTCCGGTCAAAAGACTGGTTAACAATTCATCGTGAATATATTCATCACAAGTGCCTACTATTGGTGGCTAAATTTCAGCCACCACGAAAAAAGCGATTAGTAGTCGCAAAAAAACACACCACTCGGAGGGTTTTCTGATGGCAATCAAAAAACTCGATGATGGTCGATATGAAGTGGACATCCGCCCTACTGGACGTAATGGAAAACGCATCCGTAGGAAGTTTGATAAGAAAAGCGAAGCTGTCGCTTTCGAGAAATACACGTTGTACAACCACCACAATAAAGAATGGCTATCAAAACCAACAGACAAGCGACGTCTGTCGGAGCTGACACAGATCTGGTGGGATTTAAAGGGTAAACACGAAGAGCATGGGAAATCTAATCTTGGAAAAATTGAAATCTTCACAAAAATAACGAATGACCCATGCGCATTTCAAATTACGAAATCGCTTATCAGCCAGTACTGCGCCACCCGAAGAAGTCAGGGTATTAAACCTTCGAGTATCAATCGTGATTTAACATGTATTAGCGGCATGTTTACAGCCCTGATTGAAGCGGAGTTATTCTTTGGTGAGCACCCTATCAGAGGGACAAAAAGGCTTAAGGAGGAAAAACCAGACACAGGCTATCTCACGCAGGAAGAAATTGCCTTACTGCTTGCTGCTCTTGACGGCGACAACAAAAAGATTGCGATTCTTTGCCTGAGTACTGGAGCACGTTGGGGAGAAGCAGCTCGTTTGAAAGCAGAAAATATCATCCATAACCGCGTCACGTTTGTTAAAACGAAAACAAACAAACCACGCATCGTCCCGATCTCAGAGGCTGTTGCCAAAATGATCGCGGATAACAAACGAGGTTTTTTATTCCCTGATGCTGATTACCCTCGCTTCAGACGAACAATGAAAGCAATAAAACCGGATTTGCCAATGGGGCAAGCCACACATGCACTAAGGCACAGCTTTGCCACTCATTTCATGATTAATGGAGGAAGTATTATCACGCTACAACGGATACTAGGTCACACGCGGATTGAGCAAACTATGGTTTACGCTCATTTTGCGCCAGAGTACCTTCAGGACGCCATTTCTCTTAATCCGCTAAGAGGTGGTACTGAGGCCGAGAGTGTCCACATAGTGTCCACAGTAGAGTAACGTTTAAGGGCTTTCAGTGGTAATTTATGCCGCTCAAACCCGCATTGTACCGTTGAAAGCCCCTACTGGTGACACCCTAAATCTCCCTTACACGGGCTTATTTTTTATGCATAAGCCCTATCCCTGGTCACCGTCTTCCATTGACCACATCGATAGAATCTCCCTTCATAGCACGATGCCTTTCACGTAACGGCATCGTGCTAGCACAGGTTCCGGCTAAGCACAACCAGAACGCGCATATTTGACGCTTACCAAAAAATATTCTCACTCTCCACATTTGAATGTCAGACGAGCGACACCATGTAATCCTACACCTTCTGTCTTCAGCTCAACTATTTGCATTTTTTTGCCCTGAGTAACACAGAAATGGGCTGCATCATTTTTTACTATATTTTCTGCACCAGATATTCTACCCCTGGCTAAAGAAGCTTCGGCTTCGGTGTAGTATTGGTTATCGAGTTTACGCTGAATATTACTTTTATATGCAAGGCCAAATTTACCGATACTTGTCTCATCATTATGCACAGCACAACCAGACATAAGAAAAACACTAATTAATGATATAGCAGCTATTTTATTCACCTCACCTTCCCCCAT